CTAACCTACCGCCACGAATCGTATAACCCTTGACGGTCGAGAATCTTTTACGTCTTTGAACTTTTCCGTTTCTAACACGTATACGAACTATCTTAGTTCTACCTACCTTCTGTATATTTCTTATAGCTTCCGATAAACCGTCATTATCATAATCTTCTGCAACAATTCGTAATCTTAAAATTTCTAATTTTTCTTCAAAAATTTCATTGATTCTGGATGCAAACAACTCTCTAGCATCGTCTAGATTACCAGAGAGTAACGCATCAATTAACCTCATGGTCTCAATGAGTAATCCGGACCGTAGTTGAATGCCGCAGGATCATTAAACTGACCACGCTGATAGTAAGCATTGTCTTTACGTAGTTCCAATATTAAGGTATAGCTTGCATTAGCAACTTGACCACGTGTGTGAACTGCAATATCACCGTTGTTATTGTTGGCGTCAACGGTTGGATTCTTAATTGTAATCCAGTTACCGTTACCGTCGTATTCTCCGTTACCTTGCATGAAGATAATTGGAACACCATCTTCTGCCGTTGCACTTGCCGTATTAGCCCAATACAATTCTACAGAACCAGAAGAAGTGTCAGTATCATACCACAATCTGTTTAGTGTCAAACCATAATAGTCTAACGGTGTATTTGCAGCTCCACCCCAAACGTTAGCAACTGGGTAACCGTTTGTTGCCAAAGCACCATACAAAGTATTAGCTTGAATTCTGTGGATATTATCTTCTTGTTCTACACCATCATCAAAATTTGCAGTTAATTTAATAACTGCGTGTTGTGTGTCGTCTTTCAACACTTGATAAGAATATTTGTTTGCCATTTTTATTCCTTAGAAAACTTCGATATAGCTTGAAAATGTTTTGCACTGGCTTCAAGCATATCTAACATTTTTGCTCTATTAGCCTCATTAATCTTTTTATAGAGAGAAATGATATTTTGTGCCATATTAGGTGTAACTTCTGTCGTAGTTCCATCGTAATGTTCAATAACAACATTATCTTTATGTTCTACACAATGAGCTAATTGATTCATTGTTGATTCTTCAAAAGTTGCACCCCATTGCATTTCTTCATATGGTACGGTAACATACTTGTTGATTTTGTCCACATAATACAATGCAACACGTTGACCATTTGGAAACTGACGAATTGATTTTCTACGCATAATCAAAATTGGTGGTGGATCCATTTCATTTCTTTGACCCGTTTTTCCTTCCACCATTGGTTCATCGGTTGCAACTAAGGTTTTACCACCTTTTAATTTTGCAAATACCGAATCGTCTGGGTTTACAATCTCGCCGTTGGCATGTCTGCGTTGAATAACATTAAAATTTTCAACAGCATTTGACAAATATTCCGGATGTTTTGCATGAAACAAAATATGTGCGGCATAGTCACCAATATCAACTTTGCCACGATTCTGAATATCTAAATGTTTGTGAAGTTCCTCAGGCGAAAGATAACCATCGTGATCCGTGTCTGGACCACAATCCATATTTTCCTTTTGAAGAAAATCTTTTAGACGTTTCATTCTTGTTCTGTTTCGATTTGTTGTCCGTATTGTGCTAACATATTAGAAGCAACCGCAATTTTGCGTTGCTCGATAGCTGCAAAAATTTTATCGTTAATAGCGTTGTATAATGCCTCTTTCATATCGGCAGCATTATCCACTAACGCATTATCTACAACAGCTTGAATATCTTCTCTACTCATTTATTTCTCCAAAGTACCATAAAATATTTATATAACTCTTGAAAGCATTCTTAATGCTGGGTTATATTCGTTATTTAAACTCAAATCACCTTTGACTTGAGAGCTTGTTGAAACCGCATCTGATCCAGAATCACTCGCAGGTAATGGAACAGGAGCACCAGCTGGAGCACCACCACCTGCACCAGGATCGCCAGCCAACTCTTGTTGAGCTTGAACAGCCAGATCCTGTGGGTTAAGAATCTTACCTTCTTCTTTTTCTTTATCAATTTCTTTTTCCATCTGTTTGATTTCATCATCAGTCAGATGTAGAACATTGCGTTGAATCCATGCCATTGAGTAGTAACGACCAACATACGGATCAACAGAACCAAGAAGTGATAATCTTTCTCTGGTTAATTCTGCTTCTTTAAGTTCGGCAAAATTGTTGTCTTTTAAGAAATCGTAATATATATCTTCTTTGAATTCATCAAATTCGTCTGATGTACAAATACCTTTTAAGATACATTGTGTTCTAAGTGCTTGGTCAAAAACTTCTGCAAACTTTTGACGCATACGATCCACAAATTTGGAGAACTTAACTTCGTCACGTGTAATTTCACCAACACGACCCAATGAAAAACCTGTTGAGTTTGGATCCAAACGAGAAACTGGAACGTTCAAAGACTTATAAAGTTTCTTTTCGAAATACTTAACGTCTTCCAATTCACCCAAGTTTTGACCACCAGGTAGAGTGGTAATTTCTGTACCTTTACCACCTTCTCTACGAGGTAACCAGAAATCTTCCATCATAGAAAGGAATTTACGGTCATCACGAACTTCACCTGTGCTTGCATCATACACAAGTTTGTTCTTATACTTTACCATAATATCACGTAGATATTGTTCTGCTTTTAGCTTAGGTAAATTACCAACGTCAATATAGAAAATACGACGTTCTGGTGCTCTTGAGATACGGTAAATAACTGTTGCATCTTCAATCATGCGCAACTGGTTCAGTGGCTTGATTGCTTTGTGTAGATAAGAAAGAACAACAGCTCGACGAGAATCCATCAAACCTGAGTTGATGTTAATGATTGCATCTTTAGCAATGCGTACACCAACTGGACCATAGTTTGAAGAAGATCCGGATACAACCTTGTCGTTATAGATGTAATATTCGTTGACGGTTTGTACAATGTCTACTGCACTTGTACCGTCTTTTTCTTTTTTGATTTCACGAATTTTGCGAATTTTGCGTGGATCGATATAGCGAAGTGCCTTGATACCAGCACCTGGATCGTTTTCGTCAATGATTACGTGATAGAATAATCTACCATCAACATAATATCTACGGAAAATATCCGTAGCCATGTTTTGGTAATTGAGCAATCGCAAAATTATTTTGAATTCATCTTCGATTGCCGTTTTGATTTTTTGTGGTTGTTTTAGGTTATCCAAAACAATACTAACCGATTTACCATCATCATCCTGAACAATAGCTTCGTTGACAATATCATCAATCGCAGATTCGATTTCAGGTTGCATTGCCATTTCACGATAACGTGAAATTAATTCGACTTCGTTCTTGGCTGTTCCGTCCAAATCAACATATGTACCATAATAAGCGGCAGCGGAAATGGTTAAAGCACCATCTTCATTGGAAGGCGGCGCAAATGTTTTTTCGGATTGCTGTGCGAGAGCATCCTTCTGACGGGATATTTGGAAACCAAATAAATTTAAAGCCATATTTTTCCTAATTCAATTAAAAACATTAAACATAATAAGGAGCCGAAGCTCCTTATATTAGGTAGTTGACTCTGTTTCCCACCACTGATAAGCTAGTGTGACTGTGAATTCTTCGATTGTATCGTTAGAACCCCAATCCAAATCAATTGGTGAAAGATCAACAGGGAAAGCGCCAACAAATTTATATGATTTGATTACGTTTCCAGCTTTGTCATATTGGTCAACTTTAGCATCTGTTGAATAACCGGTAGGTGAAGCTGCTGCACCGGTACGAAGGTTACCAGCGTGTGAGTTAATACCGTTCATCCAAGATTCAAGTGCTTTACGAACTTTAAAGTTCTCGTCGTTGATAATTGTAAGTGTCCAATCAGCAAAACTTCTATTTCCAACAAACTTCAATTCACGACCGAAATAATATTGTGGTACAGTGCCTAGTGTAGAACCAGGCAACTGTGCCGCTTTGGCCAAGAATGTTAATGCTTGACCAGAGCCTACGGCGTCATTGGCGAAAGTTGGGAAAGTCATTGTGACTTGGAACAGGTTGGGACGAGCACCATCTCCTACGAGATTAGCTCTGAACTCTGTTACATTGAAAGCCATCTTTTTCTCCTATTTTAGATTATTTATTAGACTGCACCAACAATTTCATTGAAAGAAACACCACTTCTGACAGCAACGAAGTTCAACTGGATATAGTTGATAGAACGTGCTGGTTTGATGTAAATGTCACCAACGAACTGATTGGAGTCGATAACCTGTGGAGTGTTATTGGTTGTATCGCAAACTACTTTGTAATCATAGATACCACGACGACCTTTAACATCACGCAAGAATGGCTCTACCAATGCAACAAATTGAGCACGTGTGAACTCGTCGTTCAACTCAAATAGAGAGAACTTGGAAGCATTAGCGATTGATTTTTCCAACACAATGAACAACCTACGAACGTTGATACGGCTGAACGCTGATGGTTGTGTCATGAATGTTTTATCACCGTATAGGATTGTTCCCATACCTGGCATCGAAACAACTGGGTTAACACCAACAGAATAGATCGCATCTCTTTGAGCTTGTGTTGGGTTCCATGCTAGTTTTACCACATTCTTGATAGCACCACGTGTTGCACCAGCTGGTGAGTACCAAGGATCATTTGTCTGATCGGTACGTACACATAGACCAGCAATATCAGCGTTCAACGGAATCCAACGGTATACGTTGTTATATTTGTCGAACTGATATTTCCAACCAGAATCAGCAACTGCATAAGATGTAGCACGACCGATTGTGGAAGATGCCCAAGTTGTTACAACTGTTTCTGGTGTGGCAGATGTAATTAGTGTATTTGGTGGTGAAACAAAAGCTACACAATCTTTACGTGAAACTGCGGTATCGATAACCTTTTGTTGGATTGTTGTAGAAGCATCACCAGAAACTAATAGAGAAACGTCCACTGTATCTGGATTAGACAATTCATCCCATGCAGAGGAAATGTCGGAATCTTGTACGGCTTCTGTTGAACCACCACTCAAAGATACGGTTGCACCAGAAGAAATACCTTGGAAAGATGTTCCGGATGATGTTGAACCCCATGTTGCGGATGTGTTAGCATAGTCAACTGGACCCAAAGCGTAGATGTATTTCGATTGGTTGCGAATAACTGTTCTGTAATAAGCAGAAGAACCATCATCGTTTACCGCATCGGATGCTTTAGATAAGAATGGGAATGTTTCCAACACTGTACCTTTTTGACCGTTGCTGAACAAACCATCTTCGTCGATAACGATGATGTGCAATTGGTCATATGCTCCACCAGCACTTGCAACGTATGTGCTTGTGTTTGGTGCGGAAGAGAAGTTGGACTTATATTCCCATTCTGCAAAAGATGTATTTGCGTTCATCGCTGTATTTGCAGCATTAATGGAAACTTTTAAAGAGTTACCAAGAGAACCAGTATAACGAGAAACAAAGGCAACAGTCGTAGAATCTGCGGTATAAGAAGTATCGTATACATCTTCGTTAGCAATTTGTATTGCTGAACCACCGGAAACTGCGTTGTTGGAACTGGTGTTGGCTGCACGAACAACTTGCAAGTTATTTCCATAAGCTAAGAAGTTAGCTGCGGAAAAGAAAGAAGTTGCGGTGTTTCCATCTGGTTTACCAAAAACGTTTACCAAATTTGATTCGCTTGTAATGAGAACTTTTTTGCCTGCTGGACCCCATTGGAATTGTCCAGCATAGCCACCGGCTGTAGTAGATACCGCAGGAACGACCGTGGTTAGATCGACTTCGGATACATTTACGCCTGGAGAAATCTGAAATGCCATTTTTATCTCCTTGTTTTATAATGTTATTTCGGCAGTAATAACCTATGGTGTATTTATGAATCGGAGGTTTTCAGCCGGTAAAGAAGCCAAAAGTCTTGACTTCCTCTTCTTTTGTTAGCCAAACATCTCCACCTTCGACGGTGTAATTGCTTGCTGAACCATCATCGAATATACCAAAAGATGGCACTTCTTCGTCGGATTGGTTCAACATCTCCAATTGCATCTGTTTTCTCAAGTCGTGGTTGACAATTTCTTTAAAATATTGGTTGGTTGTCATCCATGCAAAGATAACCAAAGTCATTACAATGTCATCATTTGCACCTTCATCCGCTTGGAATGAGTTGTGTTTTTGTACAAAAGTGGTTAATTGTGAAATTGTGTCAAAGTCATTAATGATTAATTTGTTGTTTTCAATCAAAGTTTTTAGGTTTGAACAGCCAATACGCTTAACTTGCGTAGACATTTTCAGACCCATTTGAATACCACGACCAAAACCAGTACCCATAGCTTGTGCTTTTTTGTTACCTGTTTCAATCTTCACCAAATTTTCATACTCTAAATCTTGGTGCAATGTATCCGCAATTTGTGGTGTATTGTTAATTTCAACCAGAACATATGCATCGTTATACATTTTAGCCGTGTTATATATTACCGTAGGAAATAACACAGGTGATATGGAAGATGAATTGTATTTTGCAACTTGTTTATATGTTACAGACGATATATCAAACACCGAGAATGCTGA